GGCCAGAGTTGCTGTCCTTGAAGAAGCTGTTCACGGCCACCAACGCAGCCAAAACGATCAAGAGCACGGCAGCGCGACGCTTGATGATGACCTCAAGTTCACTCCGGGTCAGGGTCTTTTTTTCTGCGGTCATTTTTCTTTTCCTTATCTTCCAATCGAAACACAAGCGCTTCTGTTTGTTTGAGCTTCTTGTCCATGTACAACAGCCCCATCCACGTTGCAAAGTTTAGAGCAATCAGAAACGTGACAATCAGCACCCAATACGAGAACTCCTTCATAGAGCGGAATACAACCCCGTCATCCACAGGGCCGCTATTGACACGATCAACACGTACCCCAGCTTGGCTACCAGAATTTGGTTTCGGTGCTCTAGTCGCCATGCGTTGTTCCGTTCTTTCATTCGCTTCAGCTCGCGAGCAACTTCCTGCTCTTCCAAAATCTCATCGTACTTGGCCAAGAACTCCTTGTACATCGACCCCAGCCCCAGCGATTCTGGTGTGCCGTAGATCATGGCCTGCTTCAGTTGTGCTGATAGCTGGTCCATTTGCCACTGTATCTCTATGCGGTCAATCGCACTATCGGCAACTTTGTCGGTGGTCAAAGCCAGCTCGTCTAGTTCTCGGCAGTGCGCTTTGAGATGCCTCATGGCCTCAAAGTAAATCTTCAGGTTCTCGCAGATTTCGTGGACTGCGCGTGCTTGAAACTCCTCATAGCTAAGCTCTGGCTCGGGTTCTTTTGTTTTGCGGCTCTTCGCAACAGGTTGGGATACTGGAGCTTGAACTGCTTTTGACGGCTGAACTCCTCCATCCACTTTCTTAGAGTTGGGTTGCAGTAGACCCTTGAGCCA